TCAAAGCAGATGTAGTTATTGGTCTTCAGTATGGAGACGAAGGAAAAGGAAAGATCACACACGATCTTTGCCGTGAGGGTTCTTATACTCACGTTCTTCGCTTCAATGGCGGTTGCAACGCAGGTCATACTATTTTCCATAATGGAACCAAGTTTGTGACCCACCACATTCCAAGCGGTGTGTTTTTTGGTATCAAGTCTATTATTGGGTCAGGCTGCGTTATTGATCCTATTCGGCTTCAAGAAGAAATTGAAACCATTGAAGCCGGCGGTGTTGATGTTAAAAGTTATCTTTTGATCGCAAAGAACGCACACATTATTCGTTCTTCTCACAAAGAAGAAGATAGCCAAGATACTGCTATTGGAACAACGAAGCGAGGCAACGGACCTGCTTATCGTGATAAGTATAACCGAACTGGTCTAACTGCTGAACAAGCAAGTGAAATGTCCAACTATTCTTGGATGAAGCCTTATCTTGTTGATGTGTATGAAGAACTTCACGCCCGAGATAACACCTATGTTCTCTGTGAAGGCGCTCAAGGCTTTGGTATCGACATTGACTGGGGCGACTACCCTTATGTTACATCAAGCCATTGTACGACGGCTGGTGCGCTTCTAAACGCTATCCCACCACAGGCAATCAACCGTGTTTGGGGTGTTGCGAAGGCTTATGAAACTTATGTTGGAGCAAAAGACTTTCAGGGTGATGATCCTCTTTTGGAAGACTTGCAGCGCATTGGACAAGAGTTCGGTGCGACCACTGGAAGAAAGCGCCAAACAAACTGGATTAACCTTGACTTTCTCGCCAAATCGTGTAAGATTAATGGCGTAACCGACTTGGTTATCAACAAGATGGACATTATGCGAGAAGTTATGAATGACCCAACTTGGGAAGCATCTTTCCGTCAGGGCATTTCTAATCTGGCAACACAATGGGGTGTTCCACGGGTCTTCTTCTCGGATAATCCTTACACTATTATTTCACAGGAGGCAGCAGAATGAAAAAGCAAATGAAGCATCTTGACTTAAAAGTAAAGCGACTTGAGAACTTTTACAATCTAAAACAGCGTAGTCCCGGTGATGCCGGCTTTGACCTTTATGCAACAGAAGATTGTGTTATTCAGCCGGGAGAACAGCGCCTAATCAAGACAGGTATTTCTGTTTCGTTCTCGCCTGATTATTATCTTCGCATTGCACCACGATCTGGTCTTGCTTACAAGAACGGTATTGATACAATGGCTGGTGTTATTGACTCTTCTTATCGTGGAGAGATTGGTGTTATTTTGCGAAACCATTGTTTCCCTTGCGAAGAAAGCGATTGTGTCTTTATGGTAAATCGTGGTGATCGTATCGCACAAATGATCCCTGAGCGTATTTCACAGGAGCACTTTATTTTTGTAAATGAACTTGATGATAGTGATCGTGGTGAAGGAGGCTTTGGATCAACGGGGGTGCGAGATGAATAAACAAACAATGAACACAATGATGTCGTCAAAGAAAATGGACTGGCAAACACCACAAGCTTTCTTTGATAAACTAAACCAAGAGTTTGGTTTCACGCTTGACCCTGCAACAAATGGAACAAATGCGTTATGTTCAAAGTTCTTTACAGAAGCACAGGACGCACTTGCACAATCTTGGCAGGGCGAGACTTGTTATGTAAATCCGCCTTATGGTCGTGTCCTAAAAAACTGGATTCGCAAAGCTTATGAAGAAAGCCAAGATCCAAACACAACAGTTGTTATGTTGATCCCGGCAAGAACTGATACAAAGTATTGGCACGAGTATGTAATGCAAGCAAGCGAGATTCGGTTTGTTCAGGGTCGCTTAAAGTTTGGCGGTGGTCAAACAGATGATCCTGCGCCTTTCCCATCTGCGGTTGTTGTCTTTAAGGGTGGGCACAACGGACAGCAAAGTATGTATGGTCCGGTTGTTTCAGGGGTGAGACCATGAGCAAAAACACATTAGAAAAGTTTCACGAAGCAACAGCAAGTGCTTATACAAACGAAAACCGAGTGGTTGATTATGATGAAGCACATACTGCGATTGGATCAGCACCGGTAAGAACGATTGGTGAAAAGACCCAAGAAGCAAAACACCACAAAGAAACAATGTCCAAGATCCAAGAAAAAGAAAAAGTAAATCATCCAGACCATTACAACAAAGGCATTGAAACCATTGATTACATTGAAAGTTGGAACATGAACTTCGCACAAGGAAATGTCGTAAAGTATGTTTCACGCTATGCAATGAAAGGCGGTTTGGAAGATCTAAAGAAAGCTCAGTGGTATTTAGAAAGACTTATTGAACTGGAGGAGAAAAATGTCTGACAATAACTTCGAAAAAACGCCAGTTAAGGCGAATATTCATAAGCTGATTATCAACTCATTGAGAGATACAGGATATAGACTTGAGGATGGTATCAATGAAATGGTTGATAATTCTATTGACGCCGGGGCAACAAATGTCGAGGTGGAATTACTAGAAGATACTATCTTACATACAAAAAACAACAAGTCAGAACTAAATTCCGTCATCGTAAAAGATGATGGTAAGGGTATGAACAGAGAGGTTCTTCAGGAAGCTCTTAGCTTAGGCTCTGACCGGTTCTATGAGCAGAATTCTTTAGGGAAATATGGTCTAGGGATGATTACTGGGGCTATTTCGTGTGCGAGAAGGCTTTCTCTTTTTTCTTCACCGAAGCAATCTAATCGTGTAAATTTTGCTTCTCTGGATTTAGATAGAATTGAAGAAGAAAATGAAGCTTTTACCATGCAGAAAAGCTTCACAAAAAATGAGCTTAAGGCGCAAGAAAAAACGTTAATAAAACAACTTGGAGAAGAAACATATAAATATCTGACTGATCTTTGTTCTGCCAAGAAAAGTGGTACAGTGTTAGTGGTATCCAATTTTGATAGAGTAACCAAAAAATTTAACAAAATCAGAGAAAATGTAGAGCTTTCTCTAGGGAGAATCTATAGAGAAAAAATAAATGAAAATTGTTTAAATATTTTTTGCAATGGAAATCCAGTTTTAGCATATGATTTTTGTTGCTTTGATGATGAATACACAATCAAAATGTCAGGTATTGAAAATAATGGATTCAAAGCAGAGACCTATATTAATCCGGATACTGGAGAAAGATATCATTTTTGGTGGCGAGGCACTTACCAACAAGCAAGAACTTCTGGTTCCGGCGGTGGATCCGAGCGTCGCCGGTCTGCACCGCAGGGATTTTGTATTATTAGAAACGGTAGAGAAATTCTTGCCGGAAAAACATTTGGGTTGTATAAAAAAACAACAAACACTACTGGGTTTATTGTTGAACTAAAAGTAGATTCAAAAATTTCGCAAGATTTAATTGGTATTAAGTTTTCTAAAAACGATACTACAGTGCCAAACGGACTAATTCATAAAGGATTTCAAGAGTTTTTAAAGGAAAAAATTGTAATTCCTTGTCGGAATATTGTTTATACCGCAAACAACAAGGTCCCAAGCGGTGATCTTAATAAAGTATTTGAAAACGGAAACTGTTTTACAACTCATATGGAAAATATGACAAAAATGTTAAAAGGTTTACCAGATAGAGAAAAAACTTCTGGAGAAAAAAGAGAAAATTCACCACAACTTTCAAAAAAATCACCTACTGGCAAGAAGAATAGGAAGCCTTCCATGAAAAGAAATGACATTAGGTTTAATTTCCAGCTGAGGGATTGGCCACGCACTGCCCGTCTTTTTGAAGTTGATACTGAATTAGACGGCAAGAGTCTTACACTTTTAGTGAACCAAAATCACTCCTTTTACAAAGAGTGCATGAACGGAGAAAAGACAGATAATCCCTTATTTGCTTTTATGTGGGCAATGGCAATTTCTGAAACAAGCCTTTTGGCAGAAGATGAAGAAACGTATGCGTTTGCTATGGAGCAATTCTTCGATACGGCATCACACAATCTAACTCAGTTAGCAAGAATTAAATAAAGGAGAAAAATGTATAAACAAACAATCACATTTAACGATGTTTTGTTGGAGCCGCAATACTCTGACATTACATCCAGAAAAGAAGTTTCTCTATCAACACCACTTGACAGTTTGAGAAAACTTAAGATTCCTATTATTGCTTCCCCGATGGATACAGTAAGTGAATGGAGAATGGCTTCTTCACTTTCTTCAATGGGCGGAATGGCTATTATCCACCGCTATAACTCTATTGAAGAGCAAGCAAATCAAGTAAAGAAGGTGCTTGAAGAAGCAAATAAACCACCGGTTGATTATCCTGCTTCTTTCACACCAGTTGTTGGTGCCGCAGTTGGAGTAAGCGGAGACTTTGTTGAGCGGGCTTCTAGATGCTATGAAGCAGGAGCAAAAGTTATTTGTATCGATGTTGCACACGGTGATCACGCTTTGGTAAAAAACGCCATTGCTTCTCTTCGTGAGCAACTTGGAATGTTCATTCACATTATGGCTGGTAATGTTGCGACCCTTGAAGGCTTCAACCGACTTGCCGATTGGGGTGCTGACTCTATTCGTGTGGGTATTGGTGGAGGTTCTATTTGTTCAACTCGTATCCAAACAGGGCACGGCGTTCCAACACTTCAGTCTGTTATTGACTGCGCCCAATCTGATCGTGATGCCATTCTTATTGCTGATGGCGGCATCAAAAACTCTGGAGATATTGTAAAGGCTCTTGCTGCTGGTGCTGATGCTGTAATGTTGGGTTCACTTCTTGCTGGAACTGACGAAACGCCAAGCGAAACTTTCCGTGATCGTGATGGTCGTTGTTTTAAGGCTTATCGTGGAATGGCGTCTGCCGAAGCACAAAAAGCTTGGCGTGGTAAGACTTCTTCATTGGAAGGTGTATCAACCACCATTCCTTGCAAAGGTTCTGTGAAAAACGTCGTGGAAGAACTACTTACTGGTGTGAGATCAGGTCTTTCTTATTCTGGAGCAAGAGACATTCCAGAACTGCGAAGCAAGGCAAAGTTTATTCTTCAGTCTCACGCTGCTTCTATTGAGTCAAGCACACACATTTTACGTAGATGAGCGAAGAAGAAAAACCAAATAAAGTAGAGTATGAGCCAAAGTATAAAAACTTAACTTTTTCTATTGGTGAGAAACTTCACGCTGACTTTCGTATTAGACTTAAGTATGAAGGAATGGGTCAAGGAAGGTTTTTGCGTTGGGTTATTCTTCAGTATGTAAAACAAACTCCGGCTATGGAGCAACTTATTGAAGAATACAAAAAAGACAACGCAAACCTTTCCAAGACCCGAGAGAAAAAACTTCGCAAAGAAAAAGAAAAAACAAAGAAAGTAAGAGAAAACTTCTCACTTTCCGAAGAAGAGATTGGATCTATTTTTGACATTATTGAAATAGAAATGCCTGACTTGTGATTTTTATAAATAACATACTATTTATAACTGGTAGGATAAAATAGGTTTTTTATTTTTATCATACTATTTATTACAAACACTTATTTTTATTTTAAAGGAGTTATAACAAATGGCTAAGAAGACACTACTTTCCGAGGGACACATCCGCAAGTTTATGAAGCTTGCCGCAATCGCACCTCTTACCGAGAACTTCCTTGCAGAAGCAGAAGATGAAGAAGGCGACATGGAAATGGACGCCGAAGAGGTTGAAGCAGAAGTTGAAGCCCCTGAAGGTGAAGAAGGCGACATGGAAGACATGGAAGACATGGACGCCGAAATGGGTGAAGAAGGTGAAGAACTTGAAGGCGAAGAAGCAATCAAAGCTGCTCTTACCCAACTTATTGACGCCATTAAAGCAGCACCTGAAGCCGAAATTACTGTTGATGAAGGCTACGCCATGGAAGAAGCCGATGAAGATGGCGCCATGGAAGAAATGATGGGCGATGAAGACGCAATGTATGAAGAACTCAACGAGTCAGTCCAGGTTGTTGATACACAAGCCATCGTAAAAGAAGTTTCACGTCGTGTTGCCCAGCGCCTTATCAAAGAGTCAAAGCAAGAACAACTTGCCGAAGCACTCGCAGCAAAAATCGCAGCAAGACTTGGCTAATAGTTTGACTTAAACAAATAAGTGTTTACACTTTAAAGACCGCCTTCGTGCGGTCTTTTTATTTGGAGGAAAAAATGAACGCTTGGATTATTGTTGGCGTGTATTTCCTTGGTGTGTTTTCTTATCGCTTTGCTTCATCATTGCTAAGTTATACACATACATACAACTTTTTAGTTTATTGTTTTGCTTGTTGCATAACTTTAATTAAAACGTTTGGAAAAGACGCAGCGGAAGTTCGCAATAGATTGAGACAACACATGATCGATCTAGAACTTCCCGAAGAAGAAAAAGAAAAACTAGAAAAAAGAATGGAAACAACTTTTCAAGACTGGCAAACCGCTGCGTTTGTTCGTGTTGTTGCTGTTGTCCCAAAAGAGTTTAGAAAAGTCTTGAAATCAGAAGACGTTTCTGATAAACTCAAGAATGCATTCAGCGAGGTCAACAGTGAAAAAAACTAAAAACTATAAAGAAACAAGGTGGATTGACACTAGACAAAATTATGAATCCATCATGGAGATTTATGAAGCAGTCATTCATTTACAAAACGAGGTAAAAATGAAGAAAGACAAGAACAAGTTAAACGAAGTTCCAGAAGAGCTTGAAGAAGAAACAGAAGAAGAATCACCAGCAATTCACTTCTCACTTCCCCTTGGTGGTGGCGAGAAAGACCTTCGCACTATTGCTGTGTTTGGAGCCATCAACGAAGAAAAGTGTCCGGACATCACTTCAGGTATTTATTATCTTTGGAAGAATGCGCCAGAACTTTATACCGAAGAAGAACTGGCAGAAGACGAAGATCTAGAACAACCAGAACGAGATATCACTATGATTGTTTCAACTTATGGTGGTGAAGTTTTGGAAATGTTCGCCATTTATGATATGATGCGAATGGCAAAGTCTGACGGTATTGACATTCAAACCATTGGGCTTGGAAAGGTAATGTCTGCCGGTGTTGCTATTCTTGCCGCAGGAACAAAAGGAAAGCGCAAAGTTTCACGAAACTGTCGCCTTATGTTGCACCAAGCATCAGCAGGAACAATGGGTTCAGTTTTCAACATGGAGAACGAACTAGAAGAAGTAAAGGTTCTTCAAGACATGTATGTTCAGTGCGTTGCCGAGAACTCAAACTTATCTGTAAAGCAAATCAAGAAGTTGTTCAAGGCAAACGCAAACCATTACATTTCAGCAGCACAAGCAGTTGAGTATGGTTTAGCAGACGAGATTGTATAAAGAGGTAAAATGAAAAACTATCAAAGCAAACAAGATTTATCTAACTCTATTTCAGAGGCAGTTCAAACACTTGCCGAGAACGTTCAAACAACGTTGGGACCACGAGGTCGTAATGTTATTCTCCACAAGAAAGGTGCGCCACCTATTATTACAAAAGACGGCGTAACCATTTCAGAGTTTGTTGAGTTTGAAGAACCGTTCCAAAACTCGGCAGCACAGATTGTAAAGCAAGCAGCCCGTAAAACCGCACAGAACGCTGGTGACGGGACTACAACAACAACTGTGTTGGCGAATGCTATCTATCAACAAGCACGCCGTCATGTGCTTGCTGGTGCGGCTCCTATTGAAATCAAGCGAGGGTTGGACAAGGTTGCTGAAGCTATTGTTGCCGAGCTAGATGAAGTCAAAAGACCTGTAAATGATCTAGATGATGTAAGACACATTGCAACTATTTCAGCAAACAACGATCCAGTTATTGGAAACATTGTTGCAACTGCTGTTGATAAGGCTGGGAATGATGGTTCAGTTCAGATCGAAGAAGCCCGTTCAGTTGATACAACTGTCGACATTTTGGAAGGCTTTCGTTTTGACTCTGGCTTTGTTTCACCAGCATTTATCACAAATGAAAGAGCAGGAACTTGCAACTATGAAAATGCCCTTGTTTTGGTTGCTGATGAGAAGATCGACACTGTAGAACAAATCTTCCCAGTGTTGGAAGTTGTCGCAAGAGAAGGCAGACCACTAGTTATTGTTGCTGACCAGATCGAGGGACAAGCTTTGGCGGCACTTATTATGAACTCACAGCGAGGCACAATGAAAGTTGCTGCTGTGAAGGCACCAAGATACGGCGAGGAAAGAAAAAACATTTTAAAAGACCTTGCTGTATCAACAGGAGCAACGTTGGCTTCTGTAGATAATGGTGTGTTCGTAAAAGATCTAAAACTAAAAGACTTAGGTCTTTGCAAGTCAATCAACATTGGGCGTGCTCAAACTATTGTTGTTGGCGGTAAAGGAGATTTAGACAATGTTCAAGAAAGGATTGATACACTTAAGAACGAGATTGCATTATGCGACGACATGGTTCTTTGTGAAAGAATCCAGGAAAGAATTACTCGCCTTGCTTCTGGCGTTGCTATTATTCGTGTTGGTGCTTCAACAGAAGTTGAGATGACCGAAAAGAAGCATCGCATTGAAGATGCACTAGAAGCAGTTAATTCAGCACAAGCAGAAGGTATTCTTGCTGGTGGTGGTTCTACTCTTCTTCGCATTGGAAAAGCACTAGGTCAAAAAGACTGGAGCAAAGTAATGGAACATGCAGATCAACGAACTGCTATTTCTATTATGAGGGAAGCAACAAAGGCACCCCTGCAGATTATGTGTGAAAACGCTGGTGAATCCTTTGATCTTATCTCTCAGCAGCTTTATGAAGATAATGTTGTCTGGGACTTCACAAACGAAGAAGTTGTCGATGCATTCGAAGCAGGGATCTTGGATCCAATAAGAGTCACGAAAAACGCTATCCTCAATGCTGTTTCTGTTGCTGGCACACTAATTACTACAGACTATGCTATTGTAGAGGGATAAACGTGCTTCACCCTGTTTTTAAAAAGCTTTTAACTGAAGACAAACGCTCCACTGAAACAGGATACTCAAATGAGAATAAGATTGAGTCTTATTTCTCAAAGTATCTTGTTCAGGATGGAACCGCAAAAAACGACCGAACAAAGTCAGACATTGTTATAGAAGTTCCAGGTCATAGAGATCCTATTGGAATAGAAGTAAAAACAACTTTGGACACAGAGTTTGGTCAGTTAACAGTTGGATACGATACAGAAAAAGAACGTTGGGTGATTCATAACTCAAACTTCAATAAAGACAAAAGCAAAGAAAATAAAGAATACATGGACCTTTTCTTTGAGAAACACATCCAGCCTTTTTTGCAAGATCTCAAACCACCAACAGGATCAAACAACATCCTAAAGAAAAGAGGAGATCGAGAGCAAATAATAGTTGGACTTTACAAAGAACCAGGTCATAAAGAAGTATTAGAAAAAATGCAGAATGATTGGTTTGGTGATGGAAAAGAACATAGAATAACTTTATCACCAGCCATTCTTCAAAAGTATTATAAAACAAAAGGTGATGACCTTATTCAAATAAATGACTTGGGTCTTTACAAACTATCAGATCGTTTTTTCGATCTTCCTATTCCTTATTTTAAACAACTTGCTTTTAGAGCAGACGCAAAGTTTCACATTAAAAACCACGGAGATTCCTTTACGTTCAACATTGCTTTCCGTGCTGATGATTTAGACAAAGAAAAAAGTAAGTTGTCAAAGTTGGATATCTCAAAGAAAAACGATGCGGACAAACTAATTAGAATGATATAAGGAGGCTAAGATGTGACACAAGAACAATTTGAGGTAACAGTGGCAAAACTTGACGGCAAAATAGATCGTCTAACCGACTCGGTTGAAGCAGTAAGAGACATTCAGTTGGAGACAAACGAAAAAGTGACCAACATTGAAAAAGCAATCTACAACCCTGATGAAGGTTTGTATGCTCGCATAAAACAACAAGAAGCGGAAATCGCAGACCTCAAAGAGTTTAAAGCAAGTATCACAAAGTTTCTTTGGATAGTGACATCAGGTATGATGGGTATTCTTATCAAGTTTGCATTTGACTTAGCAGGATAATACTTGACAAATAGCCTGGGGGGTGTATAATAGAACCATAGTCAAACGGCTATGGTTTTTTTATTGGAGGAAAAATGAGAGTAAACTTACAGTACTCAGTTGAATTAAAAAATCTTTTTGAAGAATTAAGATCTTTGCATGTGCGAAAAAACATTCCCAATACCGAACTTATTCGAAAGAACGTTCAATATTTAGATGCAAGTCTTATTGGTAAAGATGTTGCTTCTTCAAAAGAAGCAATTCAAGTTTTAAGAGACCTTTTATTTTCAATTGATTCAACCCTTTCAGATATCAACTCAATGCTGGAAGGCTACGAAAGAATCCAAGCACAACAAATTTTATCAAACTACACGGAGGAAACAAATGAGCAATCTAGTGAAACTAACGAGAGTGGAGAAGACGGGGGGGAACTTCAACCTGACTGAAGTTTATGTGAACCCTGAATCAGTTTCTTATGTAATGGAGAACGTTCACCTAAAGCAAAGCTTAAACGAATCAGCAGGGGCTTGGCCAGATGACATTTCAACAATGCACCGCTTTTCAACCATCCACATGAACGGGCACGCACCAATCAATGTTGTTGGAGATCCAGCCTTGGTTGAGCAAAAAATCTTTGAGTCTAAAAAAATGCTACTTAAAGGATAAAGCAGCCAAATGAAAAAGCGGGAGAAATCCCGCTTTTTTTATATTTTGCCAACTATTTATACTAGTTCTCAACAAAAGGTGTTATAAATGAGTGAAAGCTACAATGAGAAATGGCGTTCTTTTATTTCCAAAGATGAAGAAGCCTTTAATAGTTCCTTATTGTTTGAAGAGTTAGAAAAAGAAATAAACAAGTTTGATAAACTAATCAGCGAAATGTCAAAAATAGACTTATCAACTCCAGAACAAACAGAAGATTTTTCTTTATTAACAGAAGAAAAAAGAACATTAACATTCTCAGACCTTCCAGACGTTCCTATTTCAGAAATTGGATGGTCATCTTTATCAACAACCGAAGAAGGTAAAGAAATTCCTTCACAACAAAGACAGCAGTTGGCGCAATTCCTAAATAACATCCAAGGAAACAGCCTACAAGAAAAACTTAAATCATTATCAGACTTTTATAAAATGGATGATACATTTAAGCAAAAACTATCCGCTGCAAGTTCTTCTTCAAAGGCAATTGCAGAAGCCATTTCTTATTTAACTTTCTTTAAGACCTTGACACAAGTTATAACAAACTTCAATGCATCAGCCGCTGGTTTTACTTTTGAGTCTTTTTTGGCTGTCTTGTTGGGAGGCTCGCAGATTGCAACCGGCGGCGGGACTATTGCTGACTTTAAGACAGGCGCTGGTGAGCCAGTCTCTCTTAAGCTCTACAAAGAAGGTAATCTAGAGGTAGCTGGATCTTATAGAGATCTTGTGAATGATCTTCTTAGAGATGGCAAGATGAGATATATTTGTGTGACTAAAAATTTAAGCGGGGCTCCTGGTGCACAAGAAGGTGATTTAAAATTTTATTCATTTAACTTTACTCTAGAAAACTTATTTAATGTTTTTGGCAACTCCAAACAAATCGATTCTAGTGACTGCATGTTGCTTCCCGCTTCTTTTATGGCAACAGGCGGAAAAAATGTTGATGCTTTAAGCCTAACAAAGAAAAAACAATTTCCTTCGAAAGAAGAAGTTGATAAAATGTTTGTCGACAATTTTAAAGAAGCATTAAAGAGCAATAAAGAAATACAACCAACCGATGAAGAGATAGAAGAAATGCTTCGTCGGATTGATTTTGCAAACAATGACGAACTTTTTACAGGAACAAAAGAAAGAGGAAAAGCAAAATTTCGAAAAAAGACTGTAATGAACACAATAAATTATTTAACAATAAGCAAAGGTGAAATTTATGGCTCAATGATGAGTATTGCCGATGAGGTAAATACAGATCTAGTTAATAGTCTTAAAACTTCTATGGGCAGAGAGGAAAAAGAAAAAGCAGAAATAAATAAAGAATACTTTGGTGGTGACAAAAAAATTCGAGTAAAGAAATCACAAGAGTTTTACCAAGAAGCAAATGATGAGCTTAAGAAAAAATGCTTGCAAGTTTCTTTTGGCTACGTAAGCAATAAGCAGTTTAAACTATCTGAAAAGATGATTAAAGATATTGTTAATTTAAGCCAACCAACAACCAAAGGTGTTCTGCCAGAAGGGCAATCTCAGGTTGATGTTGGCTCTATAGAAATAGGCGCCACAAAAATTTCAGAAGTTCTTGAGCAAATATCAAAAGTATTAAATGAGAATATATTTGACATTTTCAACAATCTTAAAGCTCTAACAATAAACATTCAAAGCTATTTTGCTGGTGGGTTGCAAGACGATGCAAAAGCGTCCGCAGCTCAAAAGAATGCAGACAACATTGAAAAGAAAACAGGCGAACTAAAGGATAGGAAATAATGACCGGTCAAGATCTCATCTCTCTTATCGAGGAAGTTCTAGAAGAACGAAAAAAGAAAAAAGAAGACCGCTGCACTCGTATTGCAAAACGCAAATACGATGTTTGGCCTTCTGCTTATGCTTCCGGCGCTGTTGTAAAATGCCGTAAAGGAAAAATCTGGAAAAACCTCAAAGAAGAAGATCTTGCAGAACTTTCCGAAGAAGAACTTTTAGAAATCTTATCAGAAGAAGAAGACGAAACCCTTGAAGAAAAGAAACGCAAACTAACCAAAAAGCCTTCATCAGAAACTTCACTTCGGGATTGGTTTAAAAGAAAAGGCGAACCAGGTAAAGGAGGAGGCTGGGTTGATTGCAACTCACCAATAAGAAAAGACGGCAAAATAACCGGTTATAAGTCTTGTGGTCGTTCTGGCAAAGACGATAAACGCTCTAAATACCCTGCTTGCCGCCCAACACCTTCTGCTTGCAAGTCAAAAGGCAGAGGAAAGTCTTGGGGAAAGAAATCAGCTAAAGGAATGAAAGAATCTATGGACAACTTACAAGAACAAATCTTATCAGAAGTAATGCAGATCCTTGAATCAACAAACATTTCAGAAGGAATGCAATACCATTTAGATAACCAAATACCCATCACAGAAACCATTTACAGACCGTTCTCAGATGCCTTTATACGGCTCATAAAAGAAGCCCGCACCCTGCACTCACTTGGGTTATACGAAGCCCTCACAGAGGACGAAGAAGAGCTTCTAGAAAGCGATTTGGGCGAGTTTGGCTTCTATGAAGGTCGGCGGGTTCCGCTAGATAGACCAATGCTAGCAGAGGAAGATCTTGACGAAGCAAAATTCCAAGGCAAGGAAGTGAAACTTGGCAAACCAACAAAAGGCGATGTTAAGAAATACAAGGTTTATGTCAGGAATAAGAAAGGAAATGTCATAAAAGTTAACTATGGAAGCAAGGATATGAAAGGCAATTGGAATGATCCAGAAGCAAGAAGGTCCTTTGCCGCCCGACATAAATGCGCTGAAAAGAAAGATAGAACAAAGCCTGGCTACTGGGCTTGCCGAGCACACAAGCACTTTGGAAAGAATGTAAGCGGAGCATACTGGTAAACATCAAAGAGAACTAAAAATGAGCAGACCTTACAAAGAAATACAAATAAATAAAAATAAGAAACTAAGATTCTTCCATTCCAACACTTTAAACGAAAGTGAATTGGTGTGGCATCGTGATCGTCAAGATAGGCTTGTTGAAGTTATTGAAGCCAATGGTTGGTCTTTCCAGTACGACAACGAACTTCCTATTCAACTTCAAGAAGGAGACAAGTTGTTTATTCCAAAAGAACACTTTCATCGTGTTATCAAAGGAAACGGCGATTTGGTTGTTGAGATAACCGAAAAACCTTCCGAAAAGCTTATTGAAGAAGCAAAAGGCTCAACAAAAGGCTATCTTTACGAGGTTACAGCAAGAATGATCACAGATCGCAATAGAAACAAGTCTGAAATCGTCAATGACCTTCGTGCAATCAAAGACGTAACAGTTGTTTCTATCATCCCAGGGCAAAACTTTGCTCTTCAAAGAACAAAAACCAAAGAAAAAACACTTATTAAGATTAAGTTTGCCCCTGGTGCTTCTCCAATAAAGAAAATGCAAGAAATAAAAGCCTCAGCATTTGGTCGAGCCGCTGAAAGTGATTGCGCTCACCCAAAAATTGACGGTTTGGTTGAGTTAGACTTCAAAAGAGAAACACTTAAACCTATTCGCACTTACTAGTAAAAACAAAATCATCAAAAACAAAATCGCACGCTCACACGCACACGTATAAGGAAAACAAAATGATTGTTTCATTTGACTTTGACGACACAATAATGGTAAAGAAAAAAGACAAGGACGGAAAAGAGCATTCTGAAAGAATGTGTCCTTGGACCAAAAACCAAATTAAAAAAGAACAGGACGCCGGCAACAAAGTTATTATTGTAACTTCCCGCTATGGTCCTGATCCTGCTTTTGGTTATAATAATGAAGATGTGTTCAAAGCAGCAAAAGAACTCAACATTGATGATGTTTATTTCACACAAGGAGAGAAGAAAGTAGAAACTCTTCTTGACTTGGGCGTCGAAAAGCACTATGATAATGATCAAAGTGAGTTGGATGCGATTGAAGACCATCCAAAGTCAAACATAAAAGCAATAAAGCATGTTGCTGGAGAACAAAAAGAACCCCACATCAAGATTCTAATAAGAAAACTTATTCTTCAAGAACTTGAGGCTTACCAAAGAAAAATACAAAAAGGTTATGTAAAAAAGCGAAACCGCTATCTTACAACCGGACCACAAAAAACCGGCGGTGCTCCTTATACAATAGCACCAAGACCAACAAGATCAAAATCAGCACCAGCTGGCTTTGGTGGAGCAGAGGAATAAAATGAAAGACATAAAACTTATAATGGAAAACTGGAGAGGGTACATTGACGAAGAACAAGAGTTCAATAGTCCTTTTCTAAATGAAGAAGATATTTTGGAAGAAGGTCCCGTGAAACTAACAGCAAAAAACTTCCCAGCAGAAAACAATGAAAACTTTAGTGGTGCTGGTGAAAGAACACAATACGCATCTCAAAAAGGTGCTACTTTTCCGTTCTTACAAGATAGCGTGGCAAAAATCGAATCAACAGGAGAGTTGGTAAAAATACCTTCTGGAACAAGCGTAATGTTCTTGCCGCCTTATAAACTCTTTCGAGGAGAAGATATTGGTATTACTGGAAGAGGCAAAAAATCAATCTTTGCCCCAGCTGACATTGAAGGCTTAGAACCTGGCTATGTTGTTATTGGTCACATTGAAAAACCAGCTGGTCAAAAACAAAGTAGAGTCTCTCTTGGTGCAAAAGCTCAAGATCAAATCAAAGAAATAGTTATTGCAAGATCAGCAGAAGATGGTGTACAAGCTTCCTATGTTAGCTCTGCAACGCCTGGTTCAACAAAGCCTGACTTGGTTATTGATTATGGTGGTGAAAAAATACAATTTGAAATCAAAAACAGACAAACAAAAGCTGGTTTTACAACAATGTTTGATAAATCTGTAAAAAGAGGACCAGCTCCTGAGATTATTGAAGACTTAGCGAAAACTTTTATTGATAATCTTGAAGTAAGCTATGATGATGTAGAAAACCAAAAACTAGGCGATGCTTTGAAGGCAAATAACTTTCCACCATCCTTTCAGGGCGTGATGGACTTTTTCAATGCCAAGATCGATCAAACAATTGGTTATGCCGGCGATGAAGGCGTTGTGTCTTCCGGTAAACTGCCATCTGCTTTCACAACAAAAGATCCAAACATTTTAAATGCTTTTAAAAACGTTTTAGTAGAGCATCTAAACGAGGGTGGTGATGATTATTTTGTAATCTATACAGCATCTGCTAATGAGGCTGACATTTATTCAACCGGTGGCTCAAATCCACTAGGTGCGGTTGCAATGCCTGATCTGCTAGCTGCAAAACTAGCAACTTATGGAGGAAAATCGTCAGGCTCAACAAGGGTTGGTCTCAAAATTAAGTTTGCTCCAATGGATTCAAATTTGGAGGCGGTAGAACAAAATGATTAAAATAACAATAAAAAACAATAAAGCAGTTTTATCTTGCCCTGAACCAACACAAGATTTAAAACTAAACACCCTAAACAGAAACGCTGCAATCAAAGCAGGCCACATCCAGTATGGCCCGCTAAACTTAGAAGATAAAGAATATTGGAAAAGTTTAGCAGATCATTGGAATACAACAGAAGCAGTGGCAAAGAAAAGTTTATGTGCAAATTGTGCTGCTTTTGACATTTCACCAAGAATGTTAGAATGTATGCCAGGACCAACATCAGAGCCTATTGAGGACAAAGAAGGTTATTTAGGTTATTGTTGGATGCATTCTTTTAAATGCTTTTCTCTTAGAACCTGTTACACTCACGCTGCTGGTGGTCCAATAACAAAAGATAGTATTTCTTTTGAGTGGCAAAGCAAAAAATAATCTCGGAGCAAAATTAAAATGGAATACAACGGAAAGCACGTAATGTGCGATGGCGTCCTTTTAAACAAGGACGCTTTTTCTACTCTAAACACCCCCAAGTTGGGTGAAGACTTTTTGGAAGACATTGTTTCTGGTATAGACATGACAATGATCCTTCCACCAATAACAGTAAAGTTCCCACACGCTATTTGTGAAGCACAACGTATTATGTCTTCTTTAAAACAAGAAGGCTTGGAAAACTCAATGGTTTATAAAAAGTTGGAAATGGACCTTCACAACCGAGCCACACAAACTTATGGCTATTCTACTTTTGTTATGATCGCAGAAAGCCATTTGACCATCCATACTTTCCCAGAAGAAGGTTTCTTTACATTTGATTGTTATTCTTGCAAAGACTTTGACGATCAATACATTAGAGAATGCATAACAAAATACTTTGGTGAAGTAAAAATGAACTATCAAGTTATTGAGCGCCACATCCCAACGGTGTAAAAAACGCTTGACTTCCAGCCAGAACCAAGTATAATGGTTAGACCAAAATGGAACACGGAGGAAATAAATGAATCCATTACAGACCGCCGCTGTTGCTCACTTTGAAGCACAGCGAACCCGAGCCCTCGCAAACTTGCAAGTTTACTTATCAAGTCCTGTCGGCATTGGAGAACATTCAGACATTGTAGAAGAAGTTGTTTCAATGATTGAAACCATTGCACACGCAGAAGATTGTTTGGAGGTTCTTTCACGAGTTGTTGATAGTCCCGCAGAAGAAGAAGTAGAATAAAACAAAACAAAACTGAACTAACGGAGGTAATTATTATGCGAAATTCAGTTATT